TGCTGGTAATGTATATGTTGCTGTTCCAGAAGTTAGGGACAATGTGCTTTCTTCTATCGTCCAAAGATTTATACCTCTGTTTGCAAAGTCCTGAGACAAAAGATTAAGGGAACGCCTTGCAGTGCGAAAATCGTTTCCTGAAAACGCACGGCCTAAACCAGCACGTTCATACGCTTCTTCTATTATTTCGTGGATATCAAGATTGAACGTAGCTGTTCCTGATGTAGCCATTCTCTAATACTTTCTATAGCATAGTCTTGTTCTTCGCGCCTTTCCTTGATGCGTTTTATCTTTGTCAACCTTCCCCGTTCGGAAACTGAGGTGCTTTTGTGTTGACGGTGTGCCTTCTTAATGCGGCGATAACACATACTCTATTTACGGAACTTCGCTGTTTTCTTTGCTATCCTTTTTGGTTGTTTGACGAACTGCTTTCCTGCTTTCGTCCCTTTTCTTTTTGCCCTTGATGTTGCGGCGTATTCCTTTGAGGAGAGAGATTTAATCGCCTTCTCAGGGAGATAGCGTTCACCCGTTGCCTTAGGACCGATTGTGCTGTTCTTACCACTCTTAGTCCTCCACTTTTGCTTTGACCATTTAGACAACTTGTTGGATGACTTCTTCTTTCCAGAGTAAGTTCCACCAGAGTCCTTGTAGTATTTTACAGCAAGTTGCATGGCCCGTGCCGAGTGTTTTCCACCCATCTTTGCTTTGGCCCTTGCCTTCGCCGCCGCCCACTTCTTAGGGTCTCTTTTGGTTGCTGTACTACCTTTTGACATTACATCCCCTTCAATACTGAAGCAAACCAGATAAGCCAGATAATCCCAAGGACACCGACACATAAAACCAGTATAACACCGATTATCTGCACCATCTCTTCCCGCTGTCTCTTGGCTAACTCAATCTGTCTTTGCCTTTCCTTCCTAGCATTGCCCTGAAATTTTATCCAATCATGCCATAGGCCGGGCCTACCGCAGTATATCATGTACTGTTTCAATTCTTCTTCGCGTGCCTTGAGGGTTTCTAAAGCCATAAACTCCTCAATGTCAGAAGATTTGTTTGGGTCGCGAAACAGTCCGTGCTTTTTCTTGTTTCCCTTTTTCTGGAGAGTGTCCTTTGCGTTAACGAAATCACTTATCGCTTTCCCCGCCTTTAGCAAATCTCCAGAATTGGCAACGGTTTGCTTGATAACCGCGAAGGCCGCGTTAGCCGCCATCAATTCTGGTAACACTCTTCCCCCCTTAAAGCCCTTTAGCTTACTGTAAAATTACCGCCTTTGCTTGCGGCACCCATGCCTCTGCATGGTCCGCCGTGTTTCATTTTCTTTACCTTACCGCCATACATCATGCCGGGTGTACGTTCAGCATTCATAGGGTTCTTTGGGTCAGCGTCATGGAAGTATCCATTCTTCTTCTTGAACTCAGCGAATGCCTGTGCCTTGGACTTAGGTGGCTTGGGGGTTCTGCTTTTCTTTGGATTAGTTTGTTCCTTCATGTTTGCTCTACCCATAGTCATCTGCCGATTGCCCTTGTCTTGCCACGTTGTGCGATACCGTCAATGGAATAAGCCACTGGACCACCGTCTTTTTTAAAGATACCCATCTCTTTGCCGATTTCCACCACGCTATCCTCAACAGCCTTACCTGTCTTTGCACCAGCGGGTTTTCCCTTCATCTTTTCTTTGAGACGGCGTTTCATTGCCGATGTCATTTTGTCGCCAGATTTGTCTTTCATTTCATCCACCCCACAAATAAATGTGCGAGGGAGCCAACGACTCCCCCAATAGCGACCATAAGCCAGAAGGCACCCTTCCAGCGATTGGCCTGTGCTTTGAGGTCAGACACTTCTTTGTGAACGTGACGAACCTCATCCGATAATGTTTTAATGCGTTCTTCTAGCCTAGCTAGTGTTACCTCTACCGACTCCATTAGCACTTCCACCTACGTCTAGCTTGGCGTAATCTACTGTTTGGATTTTTAGCCGCCTTAGGAAACTTCTTCATCTGACCTGCACTTCTGGCGCAGAAAGACTTACGCCGCTTGGCGTCCTTGCTTCCCTTCTTAGGGTTACCAGTAACTGCTGTTTTTAATTTAGAACCGGGATTTGCCCTGCGATAAGCCGCAACTCCCTTCTTAGTCATACCCGCACCCTGCTTGGTCGGTCTAAAGTTACCCGACTTAACAGAGGTCTTTATAGGCTTTTCCTTTTTTCTAGGCATGGAACAGGGTCACAGAACTCACATTAGTTACATCAACATAAACGTCTGTTGAGAACCTAATGCCGTCAGATGGTATGTTGAGAGTGTTACTCTCATCTTCCCCTGCCTCTGTAGCTGGAACAGTCAAAGTAAGTAGTGTTGTCCCGCTTGCACCGCCATCCTTCAGAACCAGTGAACCAGCATTGGATGTACGGATATAATAAATTGATTTTACCCGCGCCGGATGATTAACGGCAGTTCCGTCTGCGGTAACTGTTGTTGCTGTAATGTCAGACATTCATTCCTCCGAATAGCAAAAAAGGGGGGCGAGTTGCCCCGCCCCTCTTAGGTGTTTAAGCACCCGGTGAGCCGTAGTAGGCCAGCGGGTCTGAGTAGCCAAAGCTGTAACGCTCACGACCTTTGTAGCGGACGTTACCAGTTTCAAAGTCGCCTTCCATTGAAGTCTTCATTGGAACACGAACAAAGTGCTTAAAGCCATTCGGGATGTCTGTTCCCAAGAACCATGCATCAACGTCTGTCAAGTAGTGGTTGACCATGTAGCCACCCGGAATTGAAGACATTGAACGAACTGCATTGATGTCGTTCTTAGCAAACGTACCATCGCCAGTACCACCAGCAACAGTAGAAAGTTCAGACTTCATCAAGCGTTCTGCAACGAACTGAAGGTCAGACGGAATCACCAGCTTGGTCGGACGGGCGGCAATCTTGAGGCCACGCTCGTCTGTCCATTTGCCGATGGCAATGATGCCAGCTTCCAGCGAAGTTTCGTTCAGGTCCACAGCTACTGACGGACGGTTGCCGTTAGTTCCACCGTTTACGAGTGGGTGTGAAGCGTTGAACAGAGAAACGCCGTCACCGCCAACCTGACCAGTAAAGCCAGAGTTGAACAGGTCTGCGCCTTTCACTTCTTTTGTGTGCTGGAACGCACGAGCCAAGGCTTTGGTATAACGTGCAGACAGTGAGTCGTACAGGTTATCTTCAACAGCTTCTTCAGTGATGCTGAAGCCCATTGCCATTGTTTCGTGTGTGTAGCGGCTTGTGTAGGCTTCTTGTGCGTCATCATAAGTGATGGCGGCACCTTCGTCCTTCACAGGAGCGGCACCAAAGCCACTCAGTTTTGTTTCCTCTTCAAAGGAACGCTCTGAGTTTTCAACCTCAAAGCATGACCGCCACTCTTCAGGGTAGCGGGCGTACTCCATGCCGAACAGTGCATTCAGACCCGGCAGGAGTTCTTTCATTAGCTGTGCGCGTGCAATAGCCATTTTACAACTCCCTTATGTAATCGCGTCTGCAAGGAACGCATGTTCAGTCTGGTTCATCATCACGATAACGTCAGTCTTGGCGTCACCGATAGCTGAACCTACGCGTTCTACGAAGTCTACAATCTTCCAGCACTCACCACCAACTGATGCTGTTGATGCATCAAGTTGAATGCCGGAGTTACCTGTTACGGTAGAACCAGCCTGAGTCTGGACGAGGTCAGCAGTCATGCCGAGTTGCGTTTGTGCAATGGCACCATCTGCCTGTACTTCGTACAATGTGAATGGATTGACAGAAACCACCGCCTTAATGTCAGAGGCGGCAATACTGCCGGGGTAGTATTGGTTGAAAGTCAACTGACCAGTGTTCGGGTCTGTGTAAGAACATCCCAAGAACACACCAATCGGATTGACTTCAGAAGCCACAGCTTCACGGACGAGATAACCATCGTCTGTGGAGTTTGCGACATCGCCCAAGCCGACAACGTCACCGTTGAAGATTGCTGTTGCGTAGCCTGATTTGATGAGAAATTCTCTAGTCGAGCCAGCAAACGGCATACCCCCAAGGAGACCAATCGGCTTCAGGCCGCGTGGGGCTGAAGTAGCAGACATTTAAGTCCTCCTAGTTTCAAAGGGTTAACAGCCCCTAACCTCGTGTCAGGAGCCTTTTCCAAAGGACACACGACTTGTACGCTCTGGGGCGTTAATCGGCATCCGTGGGTTGGATTCCCTCATAAGCTGGTTGTCAACGGAAGTAATAGCGTCTTGTGATTGACGCTGGTAGTATTCATTGCGTTGAGCCGCCATGCTATCGGGCATCCGGCAGAGAAGCAAACCACCAACTTCTACTTTACCTTCAAAGCGGGGGTTCGGGTCAAGAACAAGATGTTCCATCTCAGGGGCTTCTTCGATTGGAACTGCTTCCCACCCCTCACGGAGTTTCTTGGAATAGTTCATCGGGTCGTCTTGGCCCTGAGTTGATATGCGAACCCACTTAAAGGTGAAGCCATCCTTAGGGTAAGGGTCTGGCAACATATTAGGTGGTGACCAATTTTGGGGGCGTAACTCCTGTTCACGCTTCTCTACAGAACGGGGGGTACGAGATGCTTTTGCTGTATCAGACATAAAATGTCTCCTTATTTATCAAGCGCAACAAACTGTTTAGCGTATTCCTCTAGGGGTACACCTAAACGCTTCGCTACGGCCACCTGTGAAGGTGAGAGTCGGACTTTCTTTGAACGGCCACTTTCGTTGCCACCCGGCGTAACTACTGTGTTACGATTAGAACTTGGCATGTCCTGTGCCTCGTTCTGAAACTTGTGAGGAAACTCCTCACGCATACGCCTGTCGATAGCTTCATAGTAAGCATCGCTACTTACTTCTATGCCACGCTTCACAACTTCGTCATGAATAGCATATGCCGCATTAGTCATAACAGAATCACTGTTAAACCAAGAATTTCT